GGACACGATTAGTCACGATGTGGCTAAAAGTGAGCTAGAGGGTCTCTGTGATACACTCAGACTAGGACACGTCTATGACGTGCTCCGTAAGTTCATCGGCCCAAGGCTAGTGAACTTCGAGGACCACAGCATTGCTGTGACCAAAAGAGGCATACCCATGGGGGAGCCTCTTGCCAAGCCCATGCTAATTTTGCTCGGGCTGTGCGTCGAGTGCATAGCACTCGCCGTTTTTCAAGGGGTGGAGGTTCTCCGCCACCTTGGCAACATCCCCCGATGGAGGGTGTTTCATCTCGGAGGGGACGACCACATTGCGGCCGGACCCAAGGAGTACTTAGATGGTATCACCTTCCAGCATCGCCGGATTGGTGGCATCACCTCAGCGAACAAGCACGGCTTGTCGCGGACTGCAGTACTATTCACTGAAAAGGTACTGTATTTCAGAGGCATGAAGATTAACGTGCCTATGTCGAAGGTAGACAGTGTCTACCCGGATACCATTTTCATCGATTCGGTGAAAATGCGCAACCTCTCCCCTTTCAGGAAAGGTTGTGAACGAGAAAACGAAGTTTCCTCGTTCATCGGCAAATGCAAAGCAGTTGCCGGATCCATTGCCTATCTAAAAGATGGCATGAAAGTCAAAGGTCGCATTGCGATCTCGAGACTCAGATACAGGTTTCAAGGAGACCTGCCTAAAACCACGCAGAGGACATTGTCCTCAATTGTGGCCATGCCCCCAAGCCTAGGAGGGTTGGGGTTGACGGTTAACCTTCAAAGGTCAGCCGAAAGTCTGCCGGAAATTTTCCGGAAGGCTTACAAGTACATCTATGATGGACTTGACACCAAGTACAAGGTACGTAAGGTGTTGTCTGGCATGTGGAATCCACAGGCCAAGAGATCAGTAAAGATCGATGACTTTACTGAGAACGTCGAGGACCAAGTCCTCGATATCTTCACGACTTTCAGCATTGCTGAAATGAAGGAAAAGTTCGACCCGGAGGGCGCGAACTCGTCAGCATGGATCTTCAAAAGGGCCATGCAGGAAGGAGTATATCCTGTGGATAGACTCAAAGAACTTGTGGAGAAACCGTACATTGTACGGAAGCTTCTACAAGGACAACAAGGGACATCCTCATTGAGGGTGGCCCCAATCAAGGTCCGGGTATCCCGGGCCTGGGAAAAACTTGAGGCAATGCCTGAAGTTTTACAGTCCGAGGCCATAGGCCTGGACTTAATCCTCCGTGCAGCGCACGAGGCAAGATCCCCGAGGTTCATTGATCTCTCGGAGGTTACTACCGCAGCTGTTGACCCCACTGGGGCAGCTGTG